ACTTAGCCAAGAAATTAGCGAATCAAATGTTTTTTAGATTTTACGATAATGTTTCTACTTGGCAAACTGAACATGGTCATAATTGCGAAAGTTCAGCCTTTGAATACTATAAGAGTAGATTTGATAGTACCGCAGAATACACCCCACAATTCAAAAGGTTAGAAAATTGGGGCGGACAAGCCGACTGCATTTGTGAAAATAATGGAGTTGACTTCAAGTGTCCCACTACCTTAGAGGGTTGGTTAGATTATCTTCACGAAGGAATATCAGACCAACAATTCCACCAAAGCCAGATGTATATGTTTTTGTATGGTAAAAAAGTTTGGCATATTTGCGCCTACCTAATGGAAACAGAACGAATGACTAACAATGGCGAAGTTTATCCAATAGAATGGACTGAACGAATGATAATCGTTAAAGTGGAACAAGACCCCACATGGGTAGAGAAACTCATTGAAATCACACCTAAAATAGTTGAAATGAGAAATTTCTACTATAACAAGTTAAAAGAACAATTTACACAACCAATAAATTAAAATTATGCAAATCGAAGCGAATCTATTAGAATTAACTCCCCTCGAATCGGGGACAAGTAAAGCAGGTAAAGACTATGTTAAATGTTTAGCGATAGTCGAAACATTAGGTCAATATCCTAAAAAAATAGCCATTGAACTTTTTGGAACTGAAACGATTGAGAAGGTTACTGAATTACGTTTGGGGCAATCTTATAAATGGGATGTCAATGTAGAATCTCGTGAATCAAATGGTAAATGGTATACAACTATTAAACTTTGGAGGGTGCAATAATGACAAAAGTAACAATATTGGGGCAAAGTGAACCCGAACAAAAAGAATTAAAGCCGATTGAGTTTCTTTATTATCTTTCAGGCGCATTACCATATTCATGCCCATCAGAATCAAAACCAGGCAGCTATAAAAACATAGAATTGATTTGTATGAATTACGGAGGTTCACGCAATGATTTAATGTATGCTTATGACACCGATAGGAATCAAGGCAGTTTATATCTTGGACAATTTAACGATGGAGTAGTAGAATAATGGTAACACTAATTAATCGAAATGGGTTTTATTGCAAAACTACAATAGATAACCCCGTTACATTTACCGACAAAATGGATGCACTACTTCGCAAAGTAATGGTTGAATCTAATATCCCCTTTAGAGAGTTTTTAGGTTTAAGCCGAAAGCGTGATGTAGTTGAATGGCGACAATTAGCAATGTTCATCGCAGCACACAACAATTATGGAAACCTTGTACAAATAGGCGTTTACTTTAATAGGCATTGGGCTACGGTTATCCATGCAAGGGAAAGAATATCGGATGGGTTAGAAATTAACGACCCGTTTATATTGCGCAAATTGTGGGCTATGCATGATTTTATTCAACTAAAACATTACCCTAAACCTAAATCTAATGAAGCCTAAAAAGTGCAAATGGTGTAAAAATGAATTTACCCCTCAAAATAGTTTAGCGCAGGTTTGCTCTTATGAGTGTTCAATAGCTTTGGCAAAGTCAAATGGGTTGAAAAAAATGGAACAGATAACCAAAGAAAAGCGCAAAGAAATGAAGGAGAAAAACAAACCTTTGGGCGATTTCAAAGCGGAACTTCAAGTAGTAATTAACCAAATTGTTAGGGCTATTGATTACGGGCAAGATTGTATTAGTAGTGGCAGACCTTACAAAGATAACGACCAGGCAGGGCACTTCTATTCGAGAGGAGCGCATGGTTCAATAAGGTTTAATCTTTGGAACATTCATTCTCAATCAATAGCCGACAATCAATATAAATCAGGTAATATTAGTGGGTTTACAAATGGTTTAATTAACCGATACGATATGAATTTATACCAATTCATTATTGACCTACCGATTCACTACCGAGATTTAAAGTTGACTAAAGTTGATATTATTGAAGCGACCGCAAAAGCTAAAGTTATCGCTAAACAGATTGAGAAAAGAAAGCGCACAACGGAGGAATTAATTGAATTAAGAAAACAGATTAACAAACACATTGGAATTTATGACTGAACGAGAAATATCACAGAATCTACTAATGGCTTACATAAACATTGAAGCAGCGAAAAAATCTATGCTTGTGTTATGGGAGTTTAGAGATAAGATTCACAACAAAGATTTCATTGAAACAATAAAACAAGTTAAACCTAAACTAAACTATTTCACTAAACAAATTGAATCAACTTTACTTGCTGACCCACGTTTCAAAACTGAACATTGGGAGCAGATTGAGGAGAAATGTTACGAATGTTTAGAGTTGGTTGATGAGGAGATAAAAAAGTTGTAATTGTGCAAAACTTGTAAAAGACTATTTGTTTTTGTGAGGTAAATTTGTATTCGATATAATTGTAGTGGGTTATATCGTCTTATTGAAAGCATTAAAGAATTGCCCGAAGCACCACTACGCCGAGGGCAATTTTATTTTATGGCAACAGGTTACGAGTTAAGTAGAAATTGGTTTGATTGGTGTTTTGAGAATCCAGAGAAGATAAGCCCAAACCACACCGCATTGTATTTTTTCATTTGCGAACATTCAAATAGGATGGGCGGTAAAATTAAATTTGGTTTGCCTACCACAATGGCGAAAGATGCTATTGGTATACGTTCATACAATACATACATTAAAACCCTAAACGATTTAGTTGATTTTGGTTTTATAGTTTTGGTTGAAAGAAGTAAAAATCAATACTCAAGTAATATAATTGCCCTATCAAATTTTAATAAAGCACATAACAAAGCACTTGACAAAGCATTGATAAAGCACACGACAAAGCAACTTGAAAGCACACAACAAAGCATTGATAGTATAGATAAACAATTAACAATAAACAAAGAACAAGAAACAAATACTATCTATCCTACCTTTGAAGATTTTTGGGATTTATACGACAACAAACATGATAGAGACACTTGTCAAAAAAAGTGGGATAAGTTAACCCAAACCGAAAAACTTGAAATCATGGAATACTTACCCGCCTATATTGCATCAACACCCGATAAAAGTTTCCGTAAACACCCTAAAACATTCCTAAACAATAAATCTTGGAAAAATGAAATCATTAGAACAAACAAATCAGAATCAGAACAAATTGCAAGCATTGGACAACAACAAGCAATTAGTTTCATCCTCAATAAATGAGGTTGCGCAGGCTTTAACTATCTTAAGTAGTGTTAGGAATAACAATAGCACACCCGAACAAATACTTACCGCATCCACTTTGATAAAAAACGAATACCCTAAATTAACTTTAGGCGAGTTGCAACAAATTATCTTGGATGGGATTATGCAAAAGTTTAATAATACCGAACACACCCAATACAATGATGTTCCAAGTTTGATGCTATGGCTTAAAATATCTGAACGTAAAAAATCACTAAACTTTCCAAGATGACATACGAAGATTACGGAATAGAATTAAAGTCAAATAAGACAAGCGGGGAAGTAGTTACAACTTGTCCGCAATGTTCACATTCTCGCAAAAAGAAAAAGGATAAATGTTTATCTGTCAACTTGGATAAAAAGGTTTGGCACTGCAATCACTGCTCTTGGAAGGGTTTTTTAAAAGAAGAAACCAAGAAAGAATACTTTAAACCGATATTCACAAATAGAACCAACTTAGGCGAAAAAGAGTTAGCATGGTTTGAGAAAAGAGGTATAAGTAGCGCAACAATAAATCATTTTAAAATTACTTGCCAGGTTGAATGGATGCCACAAAAAAACGCAAACGTAAATACAATCGGGTTCAATTACTTTAGAGATGAAGAATTAATCAACACGAAATTTAGGGATGCGGAAAAGAATTTCAAACTTGTAAAAGATGCAGAATTGATTTTCTTTAATTTAAACGCATTAAAAAATCAAAGTGAGGTGTATATATGCGAAGGTGAAATAGACTGTCTTACATTGCATCAAAGTGGGCTAATTAACGTAATATCCGTTCCTAATGGTGCGCAACTTGGAAACAATAATTTGATTTACCTTGAAAACTGCCTAAAAGAAATAGAACATATTACTAAATTCCACTTGTGTACAGACAATGACCAAGCAGGTAGAAAACTAAGACACGACCTTGCTGAAAGATTCGGGTTTGAGAATTGCGATTATATCGTTTTCGGGGATTGTAAAGACGCTAACGAGTGCCTACAAAAATACGGGGCTGAAAAGGTGATGGAATACGCTTTAAGACCGATTCAATTCCCACTTGAAGGTAGTTTTACTATTAGCGACCTATCAGATGAAATAGACGATTTCTATGTTAACGGATTACCTAAAGGTGCGAAAACGGGTATTCCCGATATAGACGAGTTACTTTCGTTCCATGAAGGGTATATAAGTGTTTTAACGGGTATTCCTTCGCATGGTAAAACTACTCTTTTAGACTTTCTATTAGTCAGATTACTTGTTAATGAAGGTTGGGCGGGTGCTTTTTACTCACCTGAAAACAAACCTACTAAACTTCACTTTAGTAAAATCGCTCAGTTACTTACGGGTAAAAGTTGGGATGGGTATAACCGATTGACTAAAGCCGAGTTAGAAATGGTCAAAGAGTTTTTAGACGAGATATTTTGGTTTATCAAACCTGAAAAAGATTATACCATAGATTCTATTCTGTCAAGTGTTTTACAACTTAAGCGAAGGAAGGGTATTAAATTCTTTGTTATTGATGCTTGGAATAAGTTAGAACATTTAGAAGATTCCACAACGTACATAGGTAGGGTATTGGATAAGATAGCGGTATTTTGCGAAACAAACCATGTTCATTGTTTTTTGGTTGCTCACCCTACCAAGATGAAAAAGCAGCAAGATGGGCTAACTTATGAGATTCCTACATTATATGATATTTCAGGAAGTGCCAACTTTTATAATAAGGCAGATACTGGGCTTTCAATTTACCGAGATTTTGAAAAGAACAAAACCTACTTAATTGTTCAAAAGATTAAGTTTGAACATTGGGGTAAGACTGGTAAGATTGAGTTAAACTACGACCCGATAAGTAGAAGATACTATTTAGGCGAATTGGATAGGATGCCATACATAAAAGAAACCTTAGACGGCATTAAACTAAACCTTTACCGAAATGAAGATGAATTTATACCTGCTAAACTCCCATTCTAATGATAACAACTATACCAACTGCTTACAAGGATATTAAATTCCGCAGTCGTTTAGAAGCGAGATGGGCGGTTTTCTTTGATACTTTAGGCATAACCTATCGATACGAGTTTGAAGGCTTTAAACTGAATGATGGTGAATATTACCTGCCTGATTTTTATCTACCTCAATACGCTATTTACTGCGAAGTAAAACCGACTTGGGAAGAAGTATCTAAAAATGAATCCACGTTTAAAAAGTTTGGATTAACTAAACAATGGCTACTTTTACTTGTCGATACGCCTAACATGAATACTACACGACTTTATTCCTATGGCGATTATACTAATGTAGTGCCTTTTGTTAATCTACTGATTTCAAAGTATGGCAACTTTTGGGGCAGTAGTTACCAGGACGGAAGCGATAAGGATAAGTTTAGGGATTACAACCTTTTTAAATTAGCTTGTGATACGGCTGAAAAGTATATTTTCTATTAAATCTCACCTCCGAGATTGAGCGACTTAAAAAAGAAATTGAGGTATTGAATAATATTAGTGAATTATGAGTATTAAAGAAAAATATACGATAAAATCTATTGATAGCAGCGTTTGTAAGGAGTGGTGTTTAAAAAAACATTATGCTAAAAGGATTCCGCCCATTGAATACTCGTTTGGATTGTTTAATAGTGAAAATATCTTGCAAGGTATTGTAACTTTTGGCACACCCGTATCAAGTCCATTGAGAAACCTATGGAACAATGAATATAAGTTAATGGAATTAAACAGACTTATTATTAATGAAGGATTAGAAAAAAATATACTATCTTTTTTTGTTAGCAATAGTTTGAAATTTATGCCACAACCCTTAGTAATAGTTAGCTATGCAGATACATCACACAACCATCATGGATATATTTATCAGGCTACCAACTTTATTTATACGGGTTTATCTGCTAAGTTTAACGATTACTACATTAAAGGTAAAGAACATCTGCATAATGGAACAATTATGGATATGAGTAGAGGACAAGAAAATAGAGTTCAATGGTTAAGAGATAAGTTTGGCGATGATTTAATAACAATAGAAAGACCCCGTAAACATAGATATTTTATGTTTTTAGGTAATAAAAAAGATAGAGCAAAAATGCTTCAAATGTTACCGTATAAAATAGAGCCATATCCTAAAGGTAATAACATTAGATATGACGCTTCATATAATCCAACTATACAAACCACATTATTTTAACCACCTAAAAACCAAACAGATATAAATTTAGTTTAATAATTTAATTTATTTATTTGTTTATTAAATTTATCGGGTTTAGATTTGTGCTATCAAATTGAAAGAATATGACAACTTTAATTAATAAAGTAAACTTTAAGCAGATAACAAAAGGATGTATTGAGTTTAATGGCATTGATAGTTTAAATGGCAATCAAATGAGTGGAATGATAATTTATCAACCATTAGATGTTAAAAGAAATCAGGTTTGGCATATTAAGTTTTATGATGAAAATAAATCACTTAATAATTCATCTATTGCATATTTTGGTTCATCTGCTAAAAATTGTAAACAATGGCTTTCAAATTAATTGATATTATAAACGTAGATAATGAGCCAAATATAATTGAGCAAATAATAGATAACATGACCAAACCAAAGAAAAAACCAGGTCGCCCAAAAGGTAAGACTAAAGACCAATTTACGATAACAACCAGAATTGAATTAATCCAAAAGTTTGGGGTTGATAAGCTAAGGGAGTTGGCTAATAATTTATTTGAAACGCTTTAATAAACACAACTATGAGTAAACAAACCGCAGTGGATTGGCTACTTGAACAAATGAAAAGTAGACCTATGACAATTATTGAACTTGATGATATTTTCTATCAAGCCAAAAAACTTGAACGTGAGCAGATTGAAGATGCTTATTTAAATGGTACAATACAGTTTGCTAATGATGCTGAAATAATTAATCCTAAAACATCAACAGATTACTACGAACAAACATACGGAGGACAACATGACCCTAATTAAACAAGAATCCCATTTATTAACCTGCGATAGTTGCGGGTATGAGATGCAGATTGATGGGGAGTTAAAATTACCTATAAATTGGGTATTTACCGTATCAATAAGTGGCGATAAAGACTTTTGCCCCGATTGTTTTATAAGGGATGAAGATGGTAAACTGATTATTAAAAAAAAGGAGGATAACAATGAGTAACGAAACACTTGAAGAAGCAGCAGAAAAATATACTAATACTTTTATCAATGATGATGGTACTACTGAAGAAGATTTTAAGGCAGGTGCTAAATGGCAGGCAGAAAGAATGTATAGTGAGGAAGAAGTGTTAAATCTATTAAATACTTTTGGTAATAGAAATGGAATTGTTGAAGATGAAAAACTTACTAAACAATGGTTTGAACAATTTAAAAAGAAATAAACTATGCGAGTAAAAACACCCAAGCAAATTCGGGTTAAATCGCCTAAAATGAAGGTGAGTAAGTCCCAAAAGAAACGCAATGATTTAATGTTTGCGTTTAGAAATTCAAGTCATTCACAAAGCAATAACCAAACCAACCAATGAAGCGAGCAATGCTACTTGATATACTGCTATTTTTATTGATTTTTGCCTTAGTTCTTTGCGTAATTGAGTATTTTCAATATTAGCATCTATCAATTGATTAGACCGCATATTATTAATCGCCTGGAGTTGCTTAATCTTCAAGTCCTTTGTACCTAATTGTTCACGGCTAACTGAATCGAGTTTCATGTATTTATCCAATTCGTTAAATGCTAAATTAATTACCTTGACTTGATGCTGATTTATACAAATAGTCGAATCTGGAGAGGTTATCGAATAGCAATTTAGTGTTAGCAGAATCAGGCAGGTAGATAATAATAGTTTGAATCGAATCATGGTAATTGTTAATTATAGTTTTTTTAATCGTCTGGATGCGTTCAATTTGGTTAAGGCTATCAATATTATTCTGTAATACCTTAATTTGCGTTTCTAAGCTAT